AATCCTACACTTAGTTCTGAACTTGTTACTAATGGAGATTTTGCAACTGATTCAGATTGGATTTATGGAGATGGTTGGAATATTGAAGATGGTTTTGCTAAATGTAACGGAACACAAACAGGTAATTCTATTTTTTACCAAAATTTAGGAGATTTATCTAATAAGACAGTAAAATTTACTTTTACCATTAGTAACTTTGGTGGTGGGGAATTAGAAACATCTTTTTTTGGTGCATCAGGTACTACTGTATTTGAAGTAACTGCAAATGGAGATTATACTTTTTATGTAAATGTTCATTCAGGACATAATGGAAATACAGGTTTTACTGCAAATTCAAGTTTTATAGGTTATGTTGATAATGTATCAGTTAAAGAAGTACAAGGCAATCCTGCTTATATGACCTCTATGGTAGAGGGTAATATCACTAACCAATATCCACTAACAAAGCTTAGAAATTATTACAGAATGGGTGATGGTATATTAGATTCTAAATTCCTTAGTTATCCAACAAATCCTAATACAGACGCTCCTTACATATTCCAAGACCAAACAAGTCCTAATCTTGCTCATATTCCTACTACTAATCTTATAACATATTCAGAAGACATAACTTTATCTAATGGTTATTCAGTTAATAATGCTACAATTTCAAGTAATCAAGGCATAAGTCCTATTGGAGATAATAATGCTACTAAATTAACTGCAACTACAAATGACCCTTTTTTAAGCAATGTAGTTAATACTACTAATAAAACTTTTACTTTAAGTGTATATGCTAAAGGAGTTGGAAGTAGTGTTGGCAAAGACATTCAGTTTATTTTAGTAAGAGATAGTTATTTAGAAGCAAAAATATCAGATTCATTTGTTTTAACAGATGATTGGGTTAGATATGAAGCTACTTTAACTTTGACAGGAACACCATCATCATTTGTTATTTTTAGGATAGATGCACCTAGTGTTGCAGTAGCAGGGGATGAAGTTTTAGTTTGGGGTTGTCAATTTGAAGAACAATCACAAGCTACTGCATATATAAAGTCAGATGGTGTAGCAGCAGTGAGAAAATCATCTACTACTAATTTAATAGAATATAGTGAAGATTTTAGTAATGCAAGTTGGCTTAAATTAAATTCAACAGTAGATCCTAACACAAGTGTTTCTCTTGATGGCACTTTAAATGCAGATGAATTTATACCAAACAATACAACAGCAAATATTTTTATTTACAATGAAGCTACTTTTAACGCTTCTCATTATACTTTATCTTTTTTTATTAAATATAATGGTAGACAATACGTACAATTATTATTTGGAAGTAATGTATCTTTTGATTTTGCTAACTTTGATTTAATTAATCATACTGTTACATCAGGTAACGGAAATATAGAAGATTATGGAAATGATTGGTATAGAATATCTTTAACTTCAAATGTAAGTGCTGGAACATCTGAGGTTTATTTATGGTCTATTGATTCCGCTACATCTTCAAGGGCATCTGCATCAACAGGAAACGGAGCTAATGGTTATTATGTTTACGGAGCGCAACTAGAAGAACAAACACAAGCAGAAACGTATGCACCAACAAAAGGTATACCTGTAACAATAGATTTATTCAAAGAAAATAATTACGGACATACACAAGGAGGTGTAATACAAAAGGACGTACCTAGAAATTCATAAAATTAAAAATAAAAACAAATGATATATACAACACCACTTACAAGTTTATTAGAAGAGGTTGACGAAGAGGGAAACCCAGTAGTTGACTTTTCAAAAATAGTAGAAAACTCTGCAGCAACTGTTAGGCGTTCTTTAGATGGAACAAAGTTTATTGCTAAGTTTTACGGAGAAACTCCATCTTTCTTAGAAGGCTTAGATCAGTATACTCACGAAGAGATACTAGCAATAGTTAGAGGATCAGACTGGACAGACAACTCTGATATTTAGACTATCGAGTAAACGTGTAATAATACTATTAACAAACAATTAAATTAAATAAAATGGCAAAAAGTAAAATAGTGGATTTAAATCCAAAACCAGAAAAAATAACAACAGCACAACTTGAAAAAGTTCAAAAGGTTGTTAGTGATATTAACAGGGCTCAAATGGAAGTTGGTAGGTTAGAAACTCAAAAGCATATACTACTTCACGACATCACCCAACTTCAAATGTTATTAAAAGAAGTGCAAGAAGAGTTAGAGAGAGAATATGGAACTGTAGATATTAGCATCGAAGATGGATCTATAAAATACCAAGACAATGAGCAAGCTGATAAGAAAGATTAGTATCGGTAAAGATTATAAAAATGACGCTATGCACTATGCTGTTGGACAAGATGTATATGGTGGTCATACTATATGTGATATTATAGAAGAAGACGATAAGTACAGCGTGTACATTAAAAAAGGTAATGATGTTTTGCCTTGGAAAGATTTTAATAAAAACATGGCTGTATCAGTCGAGTATAATTTACAGTATTAATGAAAAGTGTTTATGATTTCGTAGTTTCACCTATAAAATCAAGATACAACAACACAAAAAAAATAGGTGATAAAGAACTAGTAGTTAATACTGAAATATTCAACCACCAGTTTGTAAGCAGGGAAGCTGTTGTAAAGTCTGTACCATTAATAGGTGAGACAAACATAAAGGTTGGTGATAAGGTTATACTCCACCATAATGTGTTTAGAAGATGGCACAACATGCGTGGTGAGGAAAAGAATAGTAGAAGTTTTTTCGATGAAGAAACTTATTTCATATCTGAGGAGCAAATATTTCTATACAAATCAGAAGATACTGATTGGAGAGCTTCAAAAGGATATTGTTTTGTAAAACCAATAGTTTCTAAAAATAATTTAGACACTAATATTGAAGAACCTTTAATAGGTGTTTTAAAATACCTAGATGATGGTTTAGAAGCCACTGGTTTACAGAAAGACGATTTAGTAGGCTTTAGTCCAGATGATGAATATGAATTCGTTATAGATGGTCAAAGACTATATAGGGTTATGACACAATTTATTACAATTAAATATGAATATCAAGGAAACGAAGAAGAATATAATCCAAGCTGGGCACAGGGCAGTTGAAGAACTGATTAAAGTCGCTAAAGAGGCTATTGTAGATTCTGACGATGACATATCAGCTGATAGATTGAAGAACGCTGCAGCTACAAAAAAACTAGCTATATTTGACGCATTTGAAATACTTAACAGAATACAAGAAGAAGAAAACTTGCTTGAGGGAAAAACACCTGAAGAGAAAAAGGAAAAAGTCTTTAAAGGATTCGCAGAGGGTAGATCTAAGTAATGTACAAGCAAAATTTAGTTAACATAGTAGAACCTATAAAAAAAACCACTATAAGTAGGCTTAATAAAAAAAGAAAGTGGAAATACGGTTATGACAAAGACCATGATATTATTGTTATATCTAAGACTGGTGAAATAGGTGAAATATACGAAATACAAAATCTTCAAATAGCATTACCAAAAGCTAGAAACGTTTACAGTAATAAAAAGAAAAAGTGGGAGCAGTTTGATTATCCTAAAGAATTAGCAAGGCTTAAAAATATATTTGATTGGAGAGCATATCCTGAAGAAAAAAAGTCTAGTTGGTTTGATTATATAGACGAAGAGTTTAAACGCAGAGACGAAGGGTTTTGGTTTGATAACGACGGAACACCAACATATATAACAGGTACACATTATATGTATCTGCAATGGAGTAAGATTGACGTAGGTGCACCTGATTTTAGAGAAGCTAATAGATTATTCTATATATTTTGGGAAGCTTGCAAAGCAGATAAAAGATGTTATGGTATGTGTTACCTTAAAAACAGACGATCTGGTTTTTCTTTTATGTCGTCGGCTGAAACAGTTAACCAAGCTACAATATCAAGTGATGCAAGGTTTGGTATATTATCTAAAACAGGTAGTGATGCAAAGAAAATGTTTACAGACAAGGTGGTTCCAATATCAATTAACTACCCGTTCTTTTTTAAACCGATTCAAGACGGTATGGACAGACCTAAGTCTGAGCTTGCTTATAGGGTTCCTGCAAGTAAGTTCAC